GAAGTTAGGTAACATTAAAGGCAAATTGTCCCAGAAAGTATCAACTATTACTAAGGAACATAAATTTTTCACAGAGAATACGGTTTGTCCTACCTGTACACAGGACATTGATGAAGAGTTCCGAATAAATAAAATTGATGACGCTCAAAATAAGGCTAAGGAGTTGCAATCTGGTTTTATAGAACTGGAGAAGGCAATTAATGATGAAGAAGACCGAGAGCGTCAATTCACTTCACTCACTAAGGAGATCCTAACTCTCACACATGGTATTTCTAAAAACAATACTCAAATCGCTGGATGTCAAAAACAAATCAGAGATTTGGAATCGGAAATTCAAAGAGTTACCGAACAACTTGCAAACAGAAATACTGAGCATGACAAATTAGCTGAACTCAAACAAAAACTAAAGAGCACACAGGACAAACTTGCTGAGAAAAGAGAAGACATCTTCTACCATGACTTCACCTATGGTCTTCTAAAAGACGGGGGAGTAAAATCAAAGATTATCAAGAAGTATCTTCCTCTTATTAATCAGCAGGTTAATAAGTATCTACAGATGATGGATTTCTACATCAACTTTAAGTTGGATGAAGAATTCAACGAGACAATCCAATCCCCTATTCACGATGATTTCTCGTATTCTTCATTCTCCGAAGGAGAAAAGATGAGGATCGATCTGGCATTGTTGTTTACCTGGAGAGAAGTTGCCCGGTTCAAGAACTCAGTCAACACAAATCTCCTCATCATGGATGAGGTATTTGATTCCTCACTGGATGGTATGGGAACAGATGAGTTTCTAAAAATCATCCGGTTTGTGATCAAGGACGCAAACATCTTTGTAATCTCACACAAAGGAGGTCTAGAGGACAAATTCCAAAGTGTCATAAGGTATGAAAAGATCAAAGGATTCTCAACTATAGTATCGTAGTAAGACAATTAAGTGTCATGACAACACCCTACAGGACTCCAGTAGACTTATCAAAAAACTTTAAAGAGTCTGGTATGACTCTGATTACTGACCCTTCATCCGACAGGTATCTACGTGAATACACCAAATTGGAAACATCACTCCAAGAAGGAAAAGAAAAGGAAACTTAAACCCCAAGCGATGAGGGCAAGGAAAGAAGCCCTCCGCCACTTCAAGAAGTGTCACCCAACCTCCCAGAAACGGGGGGTTTTGTCGTATAGTGACTACATACCAAACCAAAACCTATGACCGTCAATCTAGAAGTCAAAGGAAATGTGGCTCGTCTGTTGGCCACTGAAAATTTGATTGTTGAAAACAAGAAAGTACATACTGCATCATTCAACGTTGAGACTCGTGTCCTGACCCTACCTTTGTGGCAGAAGTCCTCTAATGAAGTCTATGACCTTCTGGTGGCTCATGAAGTCTCACATGCCCTATACACACCTAATGAGGATTGGGATCCAGCAGTCCCACACCAGTTCCTGAATGTGGTAGAGGATGTTCGTGTAGAGAAACTCATTAAACGTAAGTTTGCTGGTCTATCTAAAACCTTCTATCGTGGTTACCAACAATTTTATGAGGAAGACTTCTTTGAGGTGGAAGGTAAAGATGTCAATAAGATGAACCTTGCTGATAAGATTAATATCTACTCCAAGATTGGTAGTTTCCTTCCAATAACCTTTACAGAAGAAGAACAAGAAATTGTAGATCTTGTCAATATGGCAAATACATTTGATGAGGCACAGGTTGCTGCTCTTTGTCTCTACAAATTTTGTAAGGAAGAGAGTGAGAAGGAGAGGGAAGAAGCAGATGTTCAACTTCCTAATAGTAATAGTGAAGAGAAGCAACCTGTTTCAGATTCTGGTGAAGAATCCCAACCCGTTGATAGTCAACCTCAAGACACAGAAGAAGAGGAAGATGAAGGTCAAGGTGGTACAGGAGAACAACTCTCACAAAGTGATGAACTAGAAGTAGAAACTGATACCGCATCCACAAATAACATTCAAGATCTGGTAGATAGTAATGCATCTTCTAGTCAATATCTTGAGTTTGCAGATCTAGATCTCACTAAGATTATTAACTCTAATAAGGAAGTTCATGATTATCTTGAGGACTTCTGGAAACCTTATTCAGAGGATGACTTCAGATTTGCAGATAGTAAGTATGAAACCTTTAAGAATTCAGCTCAAAAGGAAGTAAACTATCTGGTCAAAGAGTTTGAGATGAAGAAGGCAGCAAGTTCTTATGCACGGGCATCTGTCTCACGTACTGGAGTTTTGGACTGCACCAAACTTCATACCTACAAATACAATGAAGACCTCTTCAAGAAAGTAATTACACTCCCTGAGGGAAAGAATCATGGTTTGGTATTTGTCCTTGATTGGTCTGGTTCTATGAATAATGTCTTGGAAGATACCGTCAAACAACTCTATAGTTTGATTTGGTTCTGTAAGAAAGTTGGTATTCCTTTTGGTGTCTATACATTTACTGAACAATTCAATACTTTTCCTGTTGAGTATGACAAATTTGGTCGTATCGAACTTGAACCCAATTATAATAGAACAAAAGGTTCTTTCCATATCAGTAATGAATTTTCTTTAATGGAGTTCTTTACTTCCAATACATCTCAAAAGGTTCTTGATCGTCAGATGAAGAATATTCATAGGGTTGTAATTTCTCAACGTCATTACAACTCCCCCCATGAACCACCCCGTCTGGGTCTCTCTGGAACTCCTCTGAATGAAACTATATTGACTCTTCGTCAACTTATTCCTTCCCTTCAGAGTAAGTGGGGTATTGAGAAAATCCAATGTGTGATGTTGACTGATGGCGAATCAAATCACCTCACTGCAGATCGTTGGATTCCTAGAGAAGAAGAATATTATATTACTAATCGTAGTCCTGGTTATATTGGTCGCTGGCACAGGCGTCGTCTTCAACCGACCAGAGACTTTATCCGTAACCGTAAAACTGGTGTCACCTATGCAGTATCTCCAAAGTACTGGGAATTCACTAATACTCTTGTTAAGTGTGTGAAAGATGAACTCCCCTTTGTCAACTTCATTGGTATCCGCCTACTCAATGGCCGTGATGCACATGAGTTTATCCGCAAATACAATAATGGTCATAGTTTTGAAATTGGTAAATTGATTACAGAATGGAAAAAGAATAAAAGTATTTCTTTAAAAATGGTTGGATACGATGCATACTTTGGTATCTCATCCAACTCACTTTCTACTGATACTACTTTTGATGTTGATGAAGGTGCAACTAAGGCAAAGATTAAATCCGCATTTATCAAGTCTCTAAAAACCAAAAAACTAAATAAGAAAGTTCTAAATGAGTTTGTAGATCTCATCTCCTGACCAGTTACCAGACTGTCCACTCTAACCTCCTTCTGACTGAAGGAGGCCCTATAATAAACAAGTAAACAAAACCCCCCTAACATGGCATTGTCCACAGAATATATTGTCACATCTCTTCAAAACCTTTATGGTGAGACTGTGACCTCTGGTGATGTTCGTGCCTGGTGTGCAATGAATGGAACCACCTACAGTACTGTTAGTAAAAAACTAGATGAATATAAAGTTGGTCGTGGGAAGTGGAATCTGACTATTCAAGAAAAACTGGAACAAACCTATCAAGCTCCAACAGGTCTTCCTGTGATTGAACAAAATCTCACTCCAGTAAAAGATGATACTTTCGTCAAGTTTGGTAACTTTAATGATATTAAAAAAATTATTAAGTCCAATCTATTTTATCCAACGTTTATTACGGGTCTGTCGGGTAATGGTAAAACGTTATCTGTTGAACAGGCTTGTGCTCAACTTGGAAGAGAACTGATCCGTGTAAACATTACTATTGAAACAGATGAAGATGATCTTATTGGTGGCTTCCGTCTTATTGATGGGAACACCGTCTGGCACAATGGCCCAGTCATTGAGGCCCTCGAAAGGGGAGCCATCTTGCTCCTTGATGAGTTGGACCTCGCCTCAAACAAAATCCTTTGTCTTCAGTCAGTTCTTGAGGGGAAGGGAGTTTTCCTCAAGAAGATTGGTAGGAACGTTTCCCCAAAGACAGGTTTTAACATCTTCGCAACAGCAAACACTAAAGGAAAAGGATCTGACGACGGACGATTTATTGGTACTAATGTGCTCAACGAAGCATTTCTTGAGCGATTCCCAATAACCTTTGAACAAGAGTATCCTTCAGCTGCTATTGAACAGAAGATCCTTGAAGGTGTAAGTCTTGAACTTGGTATTGAAGATAGTTCATTCCTCAAGTATCTTTGTGATTGGGCTGACATCATCCGTAAGACCTTCTATGATGGTGGTGTGGATGAAGTAATTTCCACCCGTCGTTTGGTTCATATCATCCGTGCTTACAGTATCTTTGATAATAAGATGAAGGCGATTCAGGTTTGCCTTAATCGTTTTGATGACGAGACAAAACAGTCCTTCATGGAATTATACGATAAAGTAGATGCGGACTTTGTGATACCAATTGACGGTCAGGAGATTACCTGATATAATAACTTATGACTAATTCTTGGTCCATGTTATATGATAAAATTTTAAAAATGGATGAAACTATTGATGATGGTATGCGTCCTTGGGGACATAGAATTTTAAAAATGGATGAAACTATTGATGATGGTATGCGTCCTTGGGGACATAGTGATTATGAATTTTTGATTAATAACCCAAATATGACTGATATGATTTCTAACACTACAGTAACTCCTTTCAAATATAATGAAGAGGAGATCATAAAAGAACTCCTTGAATATATTAGAGGAACTTATAGACAACATTATTCTACCGGCGACGATAAAATTCAAACACTGGATTTGATCGAAGCTTGTGGTGATGGTGAAGCATTCTGTCGTAGCAACATCCTCAAGTATGCCTCTCGATATGATAAGAAAGGTACAGCAAGACGTGACATCTTAAAGATTCTGCATTACGCAGTTCTTCTGTTACACTTCAATGACAAAAACGCACAACGTGAAACTTACCCTCAATGAC